GTTGCAGCATGTGACACCTAAAGTCGAATTTGGATGCCCGTGGTAATCAAATTCCTCGCCAATCGCTAAGCCGGTTGGTGGTGATTGTGAATCACCAATTAATGGTGGCAATTGACCACCAATTCCGACATGCGTCTGAATTGATGAGATTACATGGGTCTTAACCGATTTGTTTGTGAAGTTCGGAGAACGTAGTGTCACATCGTACTCTACATAAAGATCTCCGTACGCTCCCACAACATCCGCATCTCCGATGTTGTAAAGGGCCACATACAAATGTCCAAGTTCAGTCTGTCTGAGGTGTTCGGAAGTACGCGTTAAGTGGTGCTCTGGTCTAACCAATTTCTGCATCCCTAGCCGTTTCTTTGGTACGATAAGTGGGGTGTCTGTCCACACATTGCCTTTGACGGCTCCCTCTTTGTTCAGCATTTCTGCCAAACTCAGTGGGGCGCCAAGCTTATGGTTGTGGGGATCGTATTCTGGAGTTAGTGCAATAGATCCCTGTGTGAAAGATGAGACACTGGACTTATAATGAAACGTCAAGGAGTTGATGACGTAGTACTCGAAATTGGGAGCAATATTACTTAACCATGGAAAGCATTCACCGTCGCCAGGATTAATTGATATAACCTTTGGCTGCTCCATCAGGACCCCTGAAGAAGTCCAGATTTGATAGCCAGAATTAGTCCTAGTAACGCTAGTGATATACTCACGATGCTTAACGCGTATTCCATCCGCATGTTGCGAAATGTTTGGATGGTTCGTTCGCTGAACGTTCCTCTTCCGCGTGTTGGTGCTGTTTCGTTTGTTGTTGTTGTTGTTGTTGTTGTTGTTGTTTGTTCGTTGTTGTTGTTTAGCGGGGCATATTAACTGCATCCATGGACACCCTAATCCATGGAGAGGTGACGGTGGATCATAAACCGATGTTTATATAGGAGGCACTCATAACCCAGTCTGTGTTGAAAAACACTCCTCCTTCCACACCCCAGGCCTCCTCAACTCCTGCTTCCGTCCAGCCCAGAGTTGAGTGGTAATCAAGGGGTGCATGGTTTCTCAAACCATAGCGCAGTCCTGTGGCCAGGTGCTACGTCTTCCTACTATAATTCAGCCTTATTTTATTATTTTTTATTTTGTTTTCGTTTTATAGTTATCTACAACTTTTCTTTAAGGCCCGGACGGATATTCGCTGGCAATCCGTCCGGTGGGTCTTCATAATCGTCACTCTCTTTAAATACAGGATCGAGTAGATCCAGAGTCAGAGGCTTCTGTCCTCTCTCTGTTATTATCTTCCCCTCAACTGTTGGAAGCTCGCGAACAAACTTCTCCAACAATAACTGTTCCTGCGGTGCAATACCAAACGCTCGATAAAAGGACAATCGGTGGGCGTATGTAGGTTCTTCAAATCTCGGCGTCAAACCATCTACAAGTTCTTGACGATATTTGTACAAAAAGTGACTCTTGTCTGGTATAAACAGATCCACTCCTGTGCCTAACTTACGGTATAACTCATTAAGAACTGGAGTATTACCGTTGCACGCTAGACCACAGGCTGAAACTGAACCCAAGAGCAACTGAAGGATTTTCGGAGAACTAATATCCTTCGTTGTAGCCATATCGCTGAAGATACGTTTGTGTGGGTTGGAGCATAAATACCACTCCTTTCCATCGAAAACCGGTTTCGCCTGACAGAAAGTAATTTCCTCCAAAGAGTCATAAATACCTTCTACTACCATGGTTATTCCAAATTCTAGGAAGAATTCTTCAACCTTAGCCACGATTTTCTTAGCGGTCTTCCTGCTGCATACAATGCAGGAATCATCTCCATCATTCAGCATATGGAAACGATACGAAGACTCGCGCTGGAATATTGCCCACAACATAGTCATGATGACTATATTGCCAAGACTGGTGTTCATGTCCCCTGACATCCTACACCCCTTCGTCTTGTACTGCACCCTGTTTTCCTTATCTGACCAAACACAGGTGTTTCTTCGCTGCCATTTGAGGAGCG